GTGGCATCCACGCCACAACCTTATACGGTTCTCTCTGTTCATCGAACCAGACACCAGTCTGGGAATAATACAGCGTTGTTGCCTTATCAGCTCCCTCGATCGTAACCAGAAACTCCGCTGCATACGCACTTCTGACATATGATTCTATGAACTCCCGCTGATCCGGAAGACGTTCTATTGTTGGAATCCATTTCATTTCCTTCCGCTGTTTAGTTTCGTGTGGAACCACTTCAAAATATTGTTTTTTCCAATCAAGAACATAATCCAAACAATAAGAACCGTAACCGATGTGGCAAAAATCATCACCAACTACTCTATATCTAAGTTCGTAATAAGGTTTACCGCCAATCTCTTCAACTATTACATTGATACTCTCGACTTTTATTTTTTCTTGTGTAGCACTCGGTACTGATTCTAATGTTTTTTCATTATCCATCTCTTGCACCTCTTTCATTTTATGCTCCTTTTCTGTATTTGCTCCGTATATTCTGTAACCCTAATCTTCTCTCCACAAATCGGGCATTCTACAAAGTTCCCAAGCTCATTCATTCCAACCTGGATGTTTGTAACATCTTCTTTCTCGCAAGTAATTCCGATTCCACATGCATCACATTTCCCCTGGTATTTAATCTTACTGATAATCCGTATCATTTTGCACCTCACATCACCTGTATTAAGAGTTCCTTCATG